AACCATCTTCAACAACAGGGAAACCTAGTGTTAGTAAAGCATTAAGAGTGGCAGGACCATTAGGTGTTGCACTAACCATTTTTGATTTTCTTAAAGGTAAACCGGCTCATTAGAAGAAAACAATGGCAAAGAAAAAAAAACCAAGCCCTTGGGCGAAGAAAAGTTCTCTTTTACAGGTAAAACCTGAAGTAAAACCATTTGATATGGAAGAACTTATGAAAATTATTAGAGGAGAAAAATAAAAATGCCACATCATTATAATGCACCACGAAAACAAAAGGGTAATAAACCTTTTGGAAGATTAACCGGTAAACCAATGAAAAATGTTATTGACCATACAGATTCATTGTTTACGTTGATGGTGACAGGAAATGCTGGACCGTCTGGTGCAAGAACAAAAAGTGCTGGGCAAAGGTGGGATCTTGCAACATCTCAATTAAAAAGATTTTTTAAAGCACCTATGAAATTCAGAAGTGGCCCAGCATCACGCAAAAAAAAGAAAGGCTAACAAATAATCGCAATTAAAAAGGCAGACAAGATAGACATAATCGGTCCGGACGGTATAACAAGAAATATAAAGAGAGAGCAACGGATCAATGAAGTGTTTTTCCATACGTTTAAGGGAGAGGCCGCAGAGATGGTTTTAAACTATATGCGTTCTATTTCCTTGAGTATGGTAAACGGGCCTGATGCTACGGATGCGCAATTGCGTCATCGTGAAGGCATGAGGGATATGATGCGTATTGTAAATACACGCATTGAAATAGGTGAGCGAGAACACAGACAAAAAATGGAGACTTAAATGGCTGATAGTGGTGAAGGCTCCGATAGTGGAGTAAGTACAGACAGCGGATCAACGGAAGCACCGATGGGTGTACCGGGAAAATTCTGGGATGGAGAGTCCGGTTCGGTTAACCATGAGGCGTGGGGAAAATCATACGGCGAGCTTGAAGGCAAGTTGAGAACCCAGAAAAATGATTTATCCAAATCCATGAAAGCCGAATGGGAATCTGAGCGTCTTTCCAACCGGCCTGAAAGTATGGATGATTATGAGTTGAATATCCCTGAACATATCCAGCTTCCTGACGATATGGAATGGAGCGTTGCCGAAGACGATCCTATGATGGGGTGGTGGAGAAACCTTGTTTTTGATCAGGGCGGTAATCAGGAAATGTTCGATCAGGGGATCAATATGTTTCTTGAAAGCCAGATGGCTAATCTGCCTGACATAGAAGCGGAAATGAAAGAACTCGGAGACTACGGGCCTCAAAGAGCGGAGAGAGTCCAGATGTGGGCTGAGAAGAATCTTTCCGAAGATAGTATGGCCGGTCTGACAGATATGATGACTTCAGCCAAGAATTTACAGGTAGTGGAGGAATTAATGGATAAAATGGGTGAAGCACCGTTTTCTCCTCAAGACAGCGCATATGCCGGAATGGATCTTCCTGACCCGATTATGATACGCGAAAAAATGAATGATCCAAGATACTGGGACCCACTCAAGCGTGATGCTGCATATGTGCGTGAAATAGAAGAAATGTGGCAGCGGCATGGCGAATATGAAGACAAAATGAATCCTAAGTAAATTTTGATCTTGAAAACGTTATTTAGTAAAGTCACTGCACTTCTGTATATCATGTCTATCGGCGTGATATTTGGCCTTGGATTATCAGTTGGATTACTCCCTATCTGGCTGATCTTCCGGGTTTTCTAATTGTGCATTAAAAAAATTAACAAAGTCGATATCCTAAACGAGCAGATACGGCCCTACTCGTCCGGTCGCGGCCCCTTAAAGGTATAACCGCACTCCTCTGGAAGCGTGGCACAACCGTTCAGCAGAACTTGTGTTTAACTCTTACCAATAGGAGGTAGTATGTCTACTTCAATATCTACTGCCTTTATCCGACAATTTGAGTCTGACGTACATGTTGCGTATCAACGCTTTGGTACGAAACTGCGTAATACCATCAGACGCAAAGTACAGGTTGAAGGTGAGGATGTGCGGTTCCAGAAGTACGGGACAGGTACAGCCTCAACAAAGAGTAGGCATGGCGATGTTCCATTAATGAATGTCAGTCACTCGACTGTGGACTGTAGTTTAACAGATCACTATGCGGCTGAATACATTGATGAACTTGACATGCTCAAGACAAACATTGAGGAGAGAACTCTTGCTGCCCAAGCCGGTGCTGCCGCTTTGGGACGTAAGACGGATAGTTTGATTACGACCGCTATGGATACCACGACTTCTACTCAAGCTCATGGTTCTGCCGGTTTGACTCAGGCTAAAGTCTTCACAGCGTTTGAAACCCTTGGCAACAATGATGTTCCTGATGACGGACAACGGTATTGGGCAGTTTCCCACGCCGCTTGGACGGATCTTCTGGGCATCACGGCATTTGCCAGTGCCGATTTCATCGGAGGCGAAAGTCTGCCCTTTAACGGAATGACTGCAAAGCGTTGGCTTGGCTTCTTATTTTTCACCTTTTCTGGTTTAGATGTTGCTGCAAACATCCGTAAAACCTTTTGCTATCATACCTCAGCGATGGGGCATGGCATTGGTAAGGATGTGTCTCAGGATATTACTTGGGACGGCAGAAAACAGGCTCACCTTGTAGTCAATAAAATGTCTCAGGGTTCTGTGCTTGTTGATGCCAACGGCATCATCGAAGTCAGCATCAGCGAAGCATAGGAGGTATATATGGCTTATGCAGCTTCAGGACTTGGTATGCTGGCAACCAGTGATGGTTGGACTATGTGGCTCTATAAAACCACGGATGCAATTGCAACTGTGAATAGTGCTGCTTATTTTACAGGTGACGCTGTAAATATGTTGTCTGTTCGTGACATGATTATTGTTGCGGATACCAACGCTCCAACTACCAGCTTTGTTACTGTTCTCAGCAATGATGGAACAACCGTCGATGTATCAGACGGTACTGCCATAGCAGAGACAGATTCCGACTAAAGAGTTGGGGGGAGAAATCCCCCCTACTCCATAATAGTAGTGGTAGAGAATGGCTCTTACAGATGTCGATGTAGCTTCTAAGGCATTGGTTCTAATCGGGGCCAATCCTATTTCGGACTTTGATGAAGGAACAACTGAATCGAAGGTCGCAAAAAATATTTATGAAACCATTGTCGAAGCGTCATTGTCGCGTTATCGATGGCGGTTTACTTCAGGACAGCAGACTCTTGCGCGTCTGGCAGCAGTCCCGGTAGCACGGTTTGATTCGGCTTATCAGATCCCGGCAGAACCTAAACTTCTTAATCTTCATGCCGTTACAATACTCAGCAATACAATTGAGTTTGATATTTATGAAGACAAGATTTTCTGTAATGCTACAGTAGATGATATTGTTATAGCGGATTATACTTATCGTGCTGCGACAAACACTTGGCCTCCCTATTATGTTCGTGCTGTTATCTATGATCTGGCCGGTATATTCGCCGGGGCGATTGCCCAGAAAGGTGATCTCGCAGAACATTATGAAACACGTGCGGAATTCTTTTACGGCAAGGCACAGAATATCGAATCACAGCAACGGACAACCAAGAAAATAAACGCTCGAAAGAATCTGATTAATGTGAGGTTTTAATGGCTGATGCTGTTGATTCCAACCTCCGCGCTCTTCAAAGCTCTTTTACTGCCGGTGAACTCGACCCTTTAATGAGAATGCGCACTGACCTGAAATCTTATTTTCAGGGAATGAAAAAAGGGCGCAATATCGCTCTTCATGCGCAGGGCGGATTCCGGAGAAGGCCGGGAACAAAATTCAGGGCTGTTCTGGAAAACCCTACGGTTCTGCATGAATTTTCATTCGGTGAAGGGCAAAGTTATATTTTTGCTTTTTCCAATACGCAACTAAAGGTCTTTGATGAAGCAGGAACATTATTAACAACATTAACCGGATGCCCTTGGCTTACTGCAAATATTAATGATTTAACACTTACTTCATCTGCCGATACTACTCTCGTCTGCCACCAAACTTTCTCGCCCCAACGCATTTTGCGAACTGGGGCGAGTTCTTTTACCAGAGTCGATTTTCCTTTCGAGGAAGGTACAGGCGGAATTCCCAGAAAACAGCCCTATTTTAAATTTGCTGCTGCCGGAATAACATTGAATCCTTCTGCCACTTCAGGAACAGGAGTAACACTAACAACGAGTGACGATCATTGGGTCGCAGCTCATGTCGGGACAATCGTGCGGTACAAAGCAAAAGAATGTATTGTTACAGGTTTTACGGATGCTACCGTTGTTACGGTAACAGTTAGGGAAACGCTTCCGGCTTCGACTGCTGATGCTGATTGGGATGAACAAACATGGTCTTCGATTAACGGCTTCCCAAGATGTACGGTGTTCCATGACCGAAGATTGTATTTTGCCGGATCATCAAACCGGCCTGACGGTGTCTGGGGATCTCAGACAAACGCCTTTTTTAATTTTGATGTCGGTACTGCTGCGGATTCCGATGCTATAGATGTAACGGTTAGTGGAGACAGGGTTGCTGAAGTACGCCATCTGGTTTCAACCCGTCATCTTCAGTTATTTACAGATGGTGCGGAACTCTTTGTTCCTCAAAGTGCGACTTCACCGATTTCTCCTACAAATATTCAGTTTACACAACAGACACCTTATGGTGTTTCCCAAAAGGTTAATCCACTTAAATTTGACGGTGCAACATTATTTATGCAGCGTACAGGAAAAACCATACGCGAATTTCTGTTTTCCGATACCGAACAGGCGTATACATCATCAGCGGTCAGCCTGAGATCAAATCATTTAATCGGTACGGCTATAGACAGTGCCATGATGCTGGGTACGGAAGACCGGCCCGAACAGTTTGCTTTCTTTGTTAAAAATGATGGAGATGTTGCGGTTTTTCATAGTGTCAGAAATGAAGAGCTTGCCGGATGGACGCTCTGGACGACAGACGGCGATTATAAAAGCATGACAAACTGCGAAGACAATATGTTTGCTGCTGTTCAGCGTGTAATCAACGGGGCTACGGTTGTCTGGCTTGAAGAGTTTGATTGGGATATTACGCTTGATGCCAGCACGGTTACTTCTGCTGATACCGACAGGATCACCAATGGTACTTTCGATACGGATACCGGCTGGACAAAAGGAACAGGATGGACAATAGACGGTTCCGACAGCAACAGGGCTGATTGTTCCGGGGCGCAGTCAGGGGCTAGTTCTCTGTCACAGGCTTTTACAGGAACTAACGGTAATGTTTATAAGGTGCAGTTTACTGTCAGTAATTACACGGCTGGCAATGTTAAGGTAAAGGTTAAAAGCGGTTCCGGAACGAATATTGCAGCTAATGGCACTCATGTTCAGTTTGTTACAGCCAGCAGCGGAAGTAATTTTGAATTTGAAGCTGATGCAACTTTTGCCGGTGCTATTGATGATGTTACTGTTGTCGAGGTTTCCAAAACCTTTACCGGCGCACATCTTGTTAGTACACCTGTTCAGATTACAACTAATTCTGCTGCTCAACATGCCGGGAGTGTAACTACTGACGGTTCCGGTGTTGCGACATCTGCCGAGTTTCTTAACGGAGCCGATATCGGTATAAATTATGATATCACAGCGGAAAGTATGCCGGTTGATGCTGTTGTCAGGGATTCCGGATCGATCACAGGACAGAAAAAGCGTATTTCGCGTGTGGTTATTTCGATTATCGGAACACAGTCCCTGTCATTGTCGGGGAATAATCTGATTACTCTCCAGAGTTCTGATGATTTCAGTAATCCTCCCACAGCGGCAGAAGGTGATTTCCAGTTTTTTTTACTTGGTTTTGAGATTGACCCGACTATTGTGATTTCACAGGGGCAACCTTTACCGATTACGGTTCTGGGTATTTATGCAGAGGTTACGGCATAATGGGTAAGATAGTAAAATTCGCATTGCCGATTGCCGCAATAGGTCTGGGTGCTGGAATGTTCGGTGCAGGACCGTTGGCTGGCATGATGGGAACAGGGGCTGCCGCTGGAGGAGTTGGTGCTTATGGATTTCCTATGGCTGCTATGCCGGGAACTA